TTCCGGTGGGATGGGCTTGCGCTTAATTCAAGTGTATACATATCCCTTACTGCTCCATCAGTAGTCGTAGGTTCACTCCAATATTTTGGAGATGTACTCTGCATCCTGAACAGATTGTAATTTGGGCATGATACATTGATACCAGCATTTGTGAATTGTGATATAACACTCTGTCCAGAAGCACCCGAAGGGGTGTTATTGAAATAGAATGCAGCACCTGCACTAGACGTGGTTTTAACACCTGTGACTGTGGTTTCACTAACATTGGTATCAACATTGAATCGATTACTCCTATACACTCGAGCCCCACTAATAGGATTAGCAGAGACAACATTGAATGTGTAATGAGTTGATCCTCTATAGGCTACAAAAGCAGGCATAATCCACTGTAAAGGTGTAAGTTGTGAGTAATTAAAACCAAAATTAGTTAATGGTGCTACAAGACCTTTTGCAGAATTAAGACCATTTACGTCATAACCAAACTGTGGTGGGATTTTAGCAAAGAGCTTCTTCCAAACAATATAATCATTTGTAGAATCGTCTGCTATGATCGAAGTACTAGATAACGTATAACGTCTGAATAATTGTCTAAACGATTTTACACTCTCACCAAAATTTACAAGATATCTATCCGAGTGAACATTGGGTTCTCCAGTTCCAGCAAGAAAAGATACTGCTTTATCACTTTCTGAGTACTCATCAGATTGCACCGCAAAAGGTGTAGCCTGTGGTAAATCACGAGGATTAGCAAATTCTATATTTTCGGCTCCTCTTACAGTGACCAGAATAGCCACGTTAGAGGTTAAAATAGGAGCTGTAAGAGCCGTTTGCACACGTACTGTGATGTAACCATTATCAAATAGTTTATTACCAGCATATGATGGTGTCAAAGATGTTGACCATGGGATGTTTGCAGCACTATATCCGGTTCCATTATTAAGGAATGAAGTAGCCTGTTGATATGGCACACGAAATTCAACTTCGCTCGATTCACCAAGATCAACAATAGATGTGAAAACAACATTGGATGATACTGAATCAACCAAAATATTTTCTCCACTATAACCAGAAGGATCGTATGATATCCGCAACCTTCCTTTATGAAAAATTGAGGACATAATCTTAAATTTAAAGATAATATCCCCCCTCCAGTTAAGGAAAGGTGATGACAACCACGCTAATGGAGTCATATACACCTTTGGTATGGGAGCACCATCACTATCATATAATGCAGGTAACACTCGTGAAGAAAATAGGATATCATCTACTGAATTGGTTGTAGACCATGTAGCAGTGCAGAGATAAGATTCTCTTTGAGCTAAATGTGAAATTACCATTTCATCTGTACTCTCAATACCTAGAATAGCTGGATCTATTGATAACTCATTCTTGGGATCAAGTGTCAATTTCTCTACAGGAAAACCTATATCAGTATTAGCCATTTTAGGAAATGGTTCCGGTCTAAATGGGTGAGTATCAGCTATCACAGGAACATTGGTAAAACCAAATAGACTTGCTATAGTAGATACAGCTGAAGCACCGACTCGCGTTGCAGTTGCAAATTTTCCTATAATAGGAATATCTTCAAACCAAGACGCCGCGTTTGCAATAGCAGTAGCTGGAGCAGAAACACACCCGTTACCATATTCATCAGCTTGTAAAGCTAGACCAACAGATGGTCCAGATAATTTAACATCTTCTGCCCATGCATAAATGGCTATAGACACACCAGAACTAGATACACCATTAGCAGATTGCAATGTTGTATAATTCAAGAATGTCAATTGTCCCATATCTGCAAACTCTTGACTGAGTTGGGCATTAATAAAATTACGATGATAGAAAAATGGCAAAGTCATCTCTCCTGCTTCATTACCTTGCGGATAAATCCAAATGTGAGGACGCTGGGAATAAGGTATTAAATACCGAGTACCAGTATCATTCTGAATCGTACTTGGGGTAAGATTGGGAAGAGGTTGATAACCCATATACATACACCCATAATAAAATGGTGATGCATTGATCAAAACTTTGATTTTCAATTTGCACTGAATGAATGAAAAGTTATTTAACTTATATTTCACACGTGTATCATTGAAGAACAATTGCCATGGTGAATATGTGTGAGATGTTCCAACTGCATCACTTTCATTCCAAGTGAAATTGGCTATACGTACGGGTCTTGATAAAAATTTAACTAGATCCATAGCTTCAGTTTGGTCTCCTGCACTGATACCATCATATGGTCGATCAATGCCGGCAGTCATACCTGCAGTAGTGTCTACAAAGCGCACATTTTCGTTAGTAGAAACATTCATACCTGCTTCCGGCATCATAGCATCCATGGTATCTGATTGAATATCACAGGTGCTAAAACAACTTCCACAAGTACAAGCATAATCTACTACTTCCACTCCTTGAGTGTGTGGTCTCTCTACCTGAGAGACATAGGATATGTGATCTAGTTCACATACGCAACTTTGCTCAGTTCCACAGCTGAGCTCCTCAATATTTTGTTGAGCGATAATTTGTTAATTACATAAAGATTATCAGTCTGAATGTAATAGTCTATACTAGACCACAGGATTAAGTTTACTCTTCGCAGTTTATGCCACTGCGCAGACACTCTACGTTTAGTAGAAATTCGTATCTTCAGACCAGATACAGGTCAATTTTTATGGGTTTATTCCCAGGGTGACATTGTGATTTGACCATCATCTCCAACACCCCATTCTCCTTTTTGGAAAGAGTGGTTAAGCTCTTCCCAGGTAGGGAAAGTGGAATGTTCGACATAGATGTCAAGTTCACAATCAGTCACAATCTCTCTAAACATTTGCTTACGCGATTCAAATTCATCACGACCATACATGAAATATTCACGCACAGCTGTGCCAATTACTTGGATAGAATGAGCTTCTGGAGAGATATTGCGTGATTTGGTACATACAGTCAACATCTTAGCAATTGAAGATGGGTCCAATGGTGCTAAATAAGCTTGAGCTTCCGTATCGAAACGCCAACTGCGCTTTAGAAAAGAGCATTCGGAGATATCAATATAGGGTACTGATGCAGCTTCTTTATCAGCCATTGTATACACAATATCTACATCGCGTAGTGTGCTTTGAATATTGGTGTGATTGAACCATGGTGCGTCATCTGATACACTCATGATATTATCATCACCATATGTCATTAAGCAAACATTCTTATCAAATGAAATACATTCCCGTAAAGGATTTAATTCCAGATAACAATAACGCATGTAAATTGAATTGGCCAAGCCATTGACAATAACGGTTAGAGGATGTCCAGAGGGGTTTCCCCCAAAAAACTGGATCAATTCTCCATTAAAATCAACAATTGGATACGCCACATCATACGCTATTCCGCGTACAACTTTGAGTTCGTCGTTACTGTAACCAGCACGTGAGCAAATTCCAAAGATGATGGCAAAAGCCGATAAAATGATCTTAGGTGGCATACGCTTATCAAACTTGCCATAATCACCCGCTACCATTTTAGATACACCATGTTTAGTGATGTGTCTATATAGTTTATCCCATTCACGAGATTGAGGTATGATTCCTGGACCGCATTCAAATAACTCTCTATTATTCTGCATTAGAACAATCACTGAGAGTAAATATTTGCGAACAACCAAAGACCAAGCCATTGCGCTCGAAGTAAAGAGTCGTGTGGCCCCAGATTCAGCTTTAGCAAAAGATACTGCCTCATCCTTAAGATGTCCGCAGAATACAGTGCCATAGCGTTCTCCCCGCAAGTATGTAGATACAATTTCTTCCATAGTATCTTTGATCTCCTGGATAGGTTCCATAAGATCCATATATGCTTCTTCAGCACTTACACCTTCCAACTCTTGGATATAGTGTTTCTTACTGCGCTTGTAGGGACAACCTGCTGAAGATTTGCGATTTAATTTATCACAATATCTTACACCTGCCGCTCCGTTCATGGCCACTTTATCGGTATAAACCATCACCTTAGATACATCAACTTTTCTAATCTTATGTTCAAAAGCTTTAACAGCTAAATCAATAGTATCAGAGTTCATCATAGTAACTGGACGAGTCATATCGTTAAGTGCTTTGATCCAAGGTTTACGGGTCATATCAGGTTTGGTCTTAGTCAATTCATAATCAGTTCGTTCAAGAATAGATTTTTGAATAAATGTGGGACCAACACTGGTTTTACCACGTTGCCGAAATTCACCCACAAAAGATCCTAAGATTTCACCGGAACCATAATTGGCCTTATGTACAACACTTTGTACGTTAAGGTCACCGATGGTGCGAGTGCACGAAGGGGCAGAAATAGGCAGTGATCCTCTTGAGATAAAATTGGGTTCCAATTTATCACAACAATTAATCACATAATCGTGGTTAATACGCATAATACCGACAGCACTATCTTTACCCATAATGTGAGTTCCCAAAATAATGGGACCCGCAGGGGTATCAGACAATAAAATTGATCCACAATTACCATTTTGAGTTGGAACTGAAACATGTCCACGCCAAATAGGTATGTGAATGGATTTTCCATGCACAGTCCAGGCAGCAGAAGATGGTTGTATGTTACTAACCTTTTCCGTCCACTGCTTACCAGATATATCTTTACTCACATATTCTCCATTAATTTTACCTGTATAGGTAGATTTACAAAAATAGTGTGTAAGATTTGTGGCTGGTGGGCGACACATAATGCGTATAAATACCAAATCATGGGAATCATCGCGGTGAATCATCCCAGGAGTGACTAAAATTTGTCTCAAAGAACTGTTAATGTTCAAACTCCCATCATCAACTATATCCAAATAGAATTGATCGACAGGTGGCAGAATATGTGAGTTACACATATAGACATTTCCACGAATATTCACAGCTGTACCTACTCGTGTTACACCATCATGCTTAGTATTAAACATGACAGTTGCTTTCACAATATGCTTTTTCAATAAGGATAAATCCTTACCTTTTGCACATAATGTGTGCTGAGATAAACCTCCCTCCGCAACTTTGCATCACGGACTTCCGAGGGACCGTGCCCACCAGCCGGACCCGATCTTTCCCCAGTCACCTGGGATTATCCCGAAGCGCGTGCCGTTTCCTCACGGTCCCCTAACCTTCTGGAAACCATTGCCGGGTTGGGTATCTTTGTCTAACTTTCTCCTGGGCGCTTGTTCAGCGTTAGGGAGATTTCTTACTGCGATACCCATTGTCTCTCGCTGTTATTTTTCAG